GCTTTCTTATGAGCTGGTCGAGCTCCTCGCCCATCCCGACAAACTAAATGTCTACGCTCATTTATATTAGTTCTTGTAATTATTCCATCTGTTGTAATTTCAAGTACATATCTTTCATATGTGTCTAAGTCATATGCTTCAACAAATTGCCTATTTTTTACACCAGAACTTGCGCCACATTTTAAGTTTGAAATTTTATTTCCAGAAGTAACACTTGCTGTTGTTGTGTAATCAATATTAACGGTTACATAATCTTTAAGATAATTATATTCTACTGTACCTTTTCCGTTTAACAGTGTTCCACTATATTTTTTAATACCTACGTTATTATAACTTTCAACTAATCCTTTAATAATATAGAAATTATTTATCTCTATACTAGGTGATTGTGTAGTCATATCACTAATAAGTATTGTGATAGGTTTATTGTAATAACTTTTAGCTAATCTTATCATATCGTGGATATAATTTTTACCATTTAATAGTGTTGTTTGATAAACAATATCACCATCAATTTTTAACTGCAATGTGTGTTTATTAGTGTCATTATTATATACTTCTGCGCCTACCGTATACTGACCACTAAGTAGTGAATAGTTTACATAACTAATAGCACTTTGAGTTTCACCAGAAAATGTAAAACTATTAGTATTTACATTAACACTAAGACTATTCGCTATTGATTTAAAATCACTGATACCGATAATATTATCACCTGTGTAATCAATTTTATCCCAACATTCACCACTACCCATAGCATAAATCATAGCTTCGGCAATCATTTTGTATGTTTCACTAGTTGGGTGTGTCATATCAATAAGTAATTCGTTCCAGTTACCTAAGTTAATGTTGACGCTTTTAAACAAATTAATAACAGGTATATTTAATTTATAACAAGTGTCGCAAACAGCATTAACGTAGCTTTCACATAGTACGTTAAATTTGTTAGGAATACCCTGCACACTTTGTCCAGATGGTAACATAGTGCACATATAAATTTTAGCACTACTTTTAGCGTTATTGATAATTGTTTTAAGGTTGTAATATAGAGCATTTTTAAAATGACCATAACTAGTAACACCGCTGATTTCTGAAATAGGTTGTGCAGTGTTCCAGTCATTATACCCACATAACACCACTATATAGTCGGCATTATTCAGGTTTAAACTTTCTAATTTAGTGTATAATGTGTTACCTGTTTTTCCTGTAACGGTCATACCATTAGAGCCATAATTTATGCTTTTGCAATTTGTCATAGATTGAAACGCACTAGGTAATGTAACGCTTGTTTGTCCACCTGTTGTATCATCACCATACACAGTAGAATCACCAATAAAAGCAACTGTTTTTCCGGCAAATTGGTTCTCAATTAAGTTAGCTTTTACTAGACCCTCTATTGTCCCATCATTAAACCACTCTGTTAATATTTTATTAACAGTGTTAAATAAATTAGTGTTAAAATTATTTTTAAAATCTTCCCATTCTGTAGCTAAATTATTATTAGATTCAATAACCTCATTCAATTTATTTGTTACCTTGCATAATACTTCATAGTAACTTAAACTGTCGTCGTATACTAACGGTAGTATTTTCTGACAATAGTATCTAATTTTATTTATCATGTTATCACCTCACCACAATTGAAAAAACATTTCTTCAAATTCATCAATAACCATCATATCAATATTAAGAAACGTTTTCCTAAATTCATTCAATAAGTTACTAAAACTTCCACTTCCTCGTTTACCTATAATACTTTCAGCATAATCTTCTGTGCTATTAACACTTTCATTTTCTGCACTATCTCGCTTTCCTGTAAACACATCATTACTTGTATTAGTATTTGTAGTTTTATCTACACTGTTACTATTAAATGTGTCATTACTAGTAATATTATCTGTACCATTACTATCATTACTAACCTTTCTAGCATTCGTCAAGTATGTTTCATTTTCAACATTCTGTAAACTACCTTGCGGTGTATCACTATACAAGTCTCTTTCAACACTATCACCGTGAGTAGATCTATCAGTATTATTTTCACTACTACCACTATTATTAACATTTTTATTCATATCACTAGTACCAGAAATATCCCTTTTATCATTCGTATTTTCAGTACCACTCTTATCCCTATCACTATTTCCTCTCCTATTACCAGTAGTCTCAATCTTAGTATCAGTCAACGGATCAAACTTCAACAACTCACTCTCATACAACTGATTATAATACGGCATGATCTCTTCCAACTTCGTATTCATCCAAAGTTTCCACAACCCAACCGTCTCACAACCAATTTCCCTAGTATAATAATGTTTCAAAATCTTCTTACAAAGCACTTTCCTATACTCTTCATCAAAGAAATTCACACCACTATCAAACACCTTATCCCAGCTTTTCTCCAAAATCCCATCTACACTATTACCACCAGCACTCTCACTTAACCCAGCAAAGTTTTCACAAATAAACCTTACCTCTGTTGTGTACTTACTCATCACCATCACCCCCATCATCTATATTGTTAATAACATTTTCTGGTTCAATCTCTTGATAATCTTCCCTATAATTAACCTTAATATTAGTGCCAAACATATCATTAATTCTTTCAACCGCCTGTCGTCTAGCTTCCAGTCTACTATACCTACTAGCAACAGTTCCGCCTTGATTTCTAGTAACTTCGTCAGTGATCAATCTTTCTTTTTTTTGAATATTAATATTACTAATACCTAAATACGTCAGTGCTTCATTCCAAATCTGAGTTTTCAACTCATAAATCCTATCTGCAACATAAGGAGCGCCAGTGCTAATACTTTTCAACCCCTCTGTATTCAAAGAACTATCACCAAAAATAACAGGCGCGTTTCCATCATACTCCTTATACAAATTAACTAAACTTAACCTCTGTTTTTCATTTCCCTGTACAAGGATAGGAGTCTTTTGTGCGTTCGCATTTACATCAATAATTCTATCTAACATCCATAGTCTTCTAGCATACGCTCTAATATCCGCTTCACTTGGTATATGTAATAGGTTATTCCAGATGATCACCGAATTACTATTTTTTAGCAATCTGTTATACCCGTTATAACTACTATACGCTCTTCTTAAAATAGGATACCCGTACACATCTAAACCGCCGTTGTAGGTGCAATCAAGGCAAAGATTTCCCATTACTTCATCGTCGAAATATACCATACACCCATTAGAAAACAGGTGCAATTCAATGTACCTACTATCAACAGATTCTGGCAACCCTGACCACTCAAAAATAGAGATAGCAAGTTCAGTCAGCCTATTCACATATTGCACATATGTCCTATTATTCAGAATCGCACTTTCATCAAAATAAGTCTTACGTCTTCCCACGTTATCACCTCACTTATACTGGACTATTATCAAGGTTATAGTCACCGACTTCACTAGGATTTTTCCAGAATGTAATGCCGTTGTCATAAATCTGACATAAATGCTTCATAGCGTTAGCTGGAACGCTCCCAGTCAAATTAACATTTCTAGTTTTCAAGTAATTCCAGTGTGGTCTTGCACTATAATTAGGAATTTTACACATATTCGTAGCATAACCATACATGGTAAAATAATCGTCAATCATTTTACCGTACTGCTTACTTATACTAACTCTACCGCTATAAAAGTTGTGCGTATGACTAGCGATATTAGAGTTGCCGTGACTCAAATTACCCTTAGTAATATCAGCTTGAATACTTGCTTTATATCCATTACCTAAAAGTCCGGCAACAGCATTTGCTCCACTTAAACCAGCTAATAACGGAATGCTTGCACCGAAAGTAGTTGCGGCAGTAGCACCAGCAACAATAGCACCAGTTGTACCTAAAATAGGCAACGAGTTTTGCGCTAACCATGCTCTAAAAGCGTCAGTACTCCATGAGCACATCGGGTAATTTTTTAATGTGATCGCTTCTGTGCTTAGCCTATCTACACTTCCTTTGTAATGTATAGGCCTAAGTGTGCACTCAACAGGCATAGTTAGACATGTGTCTATTTTAAACTCTGGTTTTAAGTTATCAAAAAATTCATATCTAAAAGCTGTGCTCTGTTCTCCACCACCATCCACATGAAAATAATTGTAAGGGTATGTTAATAATTTTTTGTTTTTTGGTACATACCCGTCTACGCTCATATTTTTATTAGCCGCAACCGGTGTAGTAATTGTGATAACTGCACCCTCTGTGTTACCTGTATTTTCTTCACCCATGTCACCTATTACGTCATCAAACGCTGCTCTAGGAGCCATGTACATACCTACAATCGCTTCTGGTTTTTGTACATATTCATTTATTTTATTTTTAACAGCATCTAAAGTGTCTGTTCTATATACAAACATATGACACCCACCATATACACCGTCAAATAGTGCCGCATTAGGTTCTTCCTGTTCATCTGATATTAGTACAACAATTATAAGTTCTTCTAATAACGTATTTGTTAAATCAGCATAACTTCCATTAAAAACATACTCCCCTAAGTCAAGACCCTCTGGTATAATATTATCACCGATTTCATCTGTGACACTATGTTCTCTTTCAACAAATGACATTTCAAATCTATGATCAAAATACCATGTCTGCATATCGTCAATCTCAAACTGAATTTCACTTGTCACATTATTCACATATTCAACGCTAGTAATAAAAGCATAGAACCACTTATTTCCAAACCCACTATTCTGAAACATCATGTAATTACAATCATACAATTCATCAGCGGTTTTCTGCACCCTTGCATACCCACGATTTACTCTCTGGTATGTCTGGTTATTCAAAGAAAATTTCGCTTTACTTGTAAAGTAATCAACTTGCGAACCTACGTCAGCAAAATAAAGTGTATGTTCATAACTATTATCAAGCGGTACATCTTTCAATATTCTGATATTTGTGCTAGGTTCTACATACATAAACAACACCTCTTATTTTTCACTATCTTCACTTACTTTTCTACTTCTTGTTCTAACTGTTGCAGGTTCAGCAATACCTAAATATTTCTTAATCGCACTAAGTTCTTCACTTGTAAGTGCAACATTACTTTTCCCAGTAAGCACAGCAAGCACATTCTCTTTACATCGAATATTCTCCCCAACTGTTTCGTGAGCATTTCCCAAAGAATCAACTGTATCTGATTTATAAAACTCTTTCATTCTATCACCTCTTTTTTAATTTAATGGTGGGATATTTCACCCACCATTGCACAAGATATAGTTACACTTAAATTATGACTTGCTAAATGTAAGAGTAGCACCTACATTTGCACCAGTCGTAAGATCCGTTGTTGCTGTGTAAGCAACACCACCATAAATCATCTGTAGCTTCGTAGTTGTCTGACCAACAGGGAATGTTACAGCACCGTACTTTTGAATAGCAATTCCTTTTGTTGTAGCGTCTTCTGTCTGAACAAATTCGTAGAAGCCATTCTGCAAGGTTGCGTTATCTTCCTGCACTTCAAGTGCAAATACAGTACCAACATCTGCAATATCTTTACTAGAAATTTCTACTGTCACAGATTCTGGTGCTGTGATAGTTGCAGTGCTTGTAACAAATACAACAGCATTGCTAAACGGACTGTTTGAAATTGTCTTCCATGTATGATAGAAGTAATTCCAGTACAAACCGCTTGCAGAATATTTCTCGGTAAACTTGTTATTGTTGTCATAAACTTGAAACCAGTTTTCATCAAGAATCACAGCTTTTACATCAGCAAGTAGCGCCAGCTCTTCTGATGTAACCTCTTCAATTCCGTCAGAATTTGCTCTGATAATGTCAAATCTCTCGTTATCAAAACTAGTCCAGTTATCAATCAAAAACAGTCTTCCCATGAAATCAGCTTTGTCCATGTTAAATGCACTTGCAAGTACATTAACATCAAACTGTGCATTAAACATAGCGTCCATAAAGATCACCTGTCTGTCTTTTGGTGTTGTTGTTTTTACACCAACTTCGTTGTATTCACCAGACATAAACGGTAACAGGTTAGACACACCTCTGAACTGCACAGCAGATTCTTTCAAGTCTGTTCCGTCACCAATAGCAACAGGTTTCATTTTACCGTGACTAATTGCTTTGATCAACAGATACTTAAATAACAGGAACTCATCATATTCAGCACCTGTGTAAACAGCGTCTACAATTTTTGCTATCAAGTTCTGAACACCATCCATAGACAGAAATGCCTGTTTCAAGTCTTCATCTTGAATCGTTACAGGGTACATTACTCTCCAGTTCATAGCATGGAAAGCAGAACGAACATCTGGGAATGTTCTCTTGTACTCACGCTCTCTCGCTTTTTCTGGGTTAAAGTCTACACCCTTTGCAATAGAAACAAAAATGTCTTCTACTGTTTCACCAAATTCAATATATCCTTTCTTAAGCATTGAATACGGATTGTTAAATGTTGCACTTTGCACTCTTACAATCGCAATACGGTTTACAAGTGCGTTAATAAACTGGTTAGCCAGTGCTGGCTGTCCCATCAAAACCTCTCCGACTTTTGGGATATCGTTTGCGATTTTTACTACTGGCACATTCTGCTGATAATCATAGGAAGCATTCTGACGAATTACATTCAGAATATCCAATGTAGAAGCATTCAATGTGCTAACTGATACTCTTCTCGGCATCTTTTACATCTCCTTTTCTTTAAAATTATTTATTGGTGAACAAATCTTCGTACCTAGTAGGAACTGGATCTGGTTCATCTGTGTCCTCTTCCTCGATTCTTCCGTCTCCCTCTAAGAATCTTTTTCTATATTTTTCTCTCCACTCACTGTCATTCTCCTCATATTTCTCTTTCCATTTTGTGTTATCACTTGCTTTCTCCGACAGATCATTGTATGTGTCTGTGAAGTCTTCCAAAATTGCTAAGCTGACATCAGAAGTATCTTCACCAATTAATGTGTTAATTGATTCAATCAATTCTTCTCTTGTTTTTACTGCCATATTAATACCTCTCTTTCAAAACATTCTATAACGTATCATCATCCACACAGGCATTTTTGATTTTTTACTTCCTGCTGTTCCACCAGAACCCCCACCCGCACTAAGTAACCGATACATCATGACTGCATTATTTAAAATATCTGGTTCACCTAGTAATTCATTTTTAATTACCCACGAATTTATTGAAGAATCCTGAGCGTGTTCTTGAATAAAATCAAAGCATTTGTTTGCATATTCAATTCGTAGAGACGGGTCAGATTCAGCAGGACGTTCCCAACATTTCATAAACGCTTCTGTTAATGCTGGAATATCTCTACTATCTGAATTAATAAACTCATCAAGTGATGTAATTCCTGCAAACTCACCTAGCCAGTCAGCTTCAACAAATAAGTATTTTACCTGCCCATCTGGTGAAGTTCTGTCATATCCATTTTCAGATAACCATTGTTCTAGTGCTGTTCTTCTTCCAGCCGTCCACTGGAAAATACCAAAACCACCGCCGCCAGATAATTCTTCTTGTGCTGGGTTAATATGAGATTCTCTCCACGCATTTCCACACAATGCAGATACCACATATATGCTTGCTCCATAACCAGTAGCACCACCGCTTCCATACCGAAATATTCTCGGAAAACTTTGGGTATAATTCCCAATAGATACTTGATCTGCTAACGGTGCTAAATCTGTATGAGCGCCCATGAATATTGCTGACCCAACACCTCTTTCATAACACATTTCTGTGTGGTAACTTGATACACCGATATCCCCGGGAAGAATTTCACCGTTTGGGTCAACTTCGGTAAATCCTAGTCTAAGTAATTCATCTGGTTCTGAATAGGTTGTAAACGCATTACTATTTGGTGCATAACTTGGTGTATCAAATCCACCTGCTAATAACGCATAATTAATAAAGGATGAGCAATCATAATAGGTAACACCACCTACTGTTTGTTGATTCCTGTATGTTTGAGAATAACCGATGTTAGGTGCATTACACGTTTGAATCGCCCATGTATAAGCTTTATTAATATCTGGCATTTTATTCCACCTTAATCACTGCTTCAAAACCATTGTTAATAAGTGACTGCTTCAATGCTTCTGCGTTACTTCTGTTTTTAAAAGCGCCGCACTGTACTTTATAAAGTACATTACTATCTGTATGGTTGTTACCTGTTCCGTTATTAATTGTAAGTCCGTCTACTTCAGCAAAACCGTCTGCGATTGCTTTTCCGATTGATGTCACGTTTTCATCAATCCACTGTGCTAAGGTTTCTGTGTCGTGGAACTCACATTCAATATAAATACAGGTTGCAACTGTGTTTAAAATTTCATAAAGTGTTTCATCACTACGAACACCATAATCTGGTGTAGGTGTAAGAGAAGCAACCTTATTATATACAGATGTAACATAAGCATCGTTTACAGTTGTCGGAAACGTCATGACCAATGTCCCCTGTCCACCACCTGCGTTTGTATGGATTGGAACGTGATAATCTGCACCCCAGTCATTGGATTCGGTTACACGGTTCGGATATGTTCCATCTTCGGAATTGTTTCCTACTAAAACTTCATAGCCGTAGCCTCTCAAGTATTTTGCACACTCGTCTGCGATTTGTGTGCAGTGATATGCCTCACTGTGACCAGAACCAGAGCAAATATTCGACCATTGATCACTAGGCGATAAGTAAATTTTCATGTTATTCACCTCTACTGATATGAAATAATTCCATCAATTTTTCTGGTAACAAATCAGAATTAATCTTACTGATATTTTCTAAGATTGATACCAGTTCTGTTGTACATGTGTAAAGAACTACAATTGGCAAAATCAAAACGCCTAAGTTTAAACCTATGTAACCACCATAGGAATCTACTACATAAGCTAAAATGTAGCACATAATGAATCCTACTTTTTTAAACAAACCATCTCGTAATTTTGAAGACTGTAAGTCTTTACTTTTAACTGCTGAAATAATACCGCTGATTAAATCGAACAAATTAAAAATGAGTGCAATAATAATAGGGTAAAACTCTTCCACTTTACCTCACCACCTTTTTTATTTTATTATAGCATACTTATTGACTTTTTGCAATAGTTTTGTTATAATTAATTATAGAAATGAGGTGAAAAATAAATGTCAGAATATTATGACGGAACAAAGTTATTGTCAATGCTAGATATAAATGGTGAAAAACCAGAGATATTTATGTGTACAACAAATCGTAGCGGTGGAAAGACAACATATTTTAGTAGATATCTGATGAAACGTTTTTTAAAATATGAAGAAAAATTTTGTCTTGTTTATCGTTATAACTATGAATTGGATAATGTTGCAGAAAAATTCTTTGATGACATTGGGTCTTTATTCTTTCCAGAATACGGTATGTTATCAAAAAGAAAAGCAAAAGGCATTTTCCACGAATTGTATCTGTTTAAATTGGATGATACAGAAGTATTAATACCATGTGGGTATGCCGTTAGTATTAATAGTGCTGACCAGATTAAAAAGTACAGTCACTTCTTTTCAGATATTCAACGTATGCTAATGGATGAGTTTCAGAGTGAGACGAATCATTACTGTGCAGATGAAGTAAAAAAGTTGATCAGTATTCATACCAGTATTGCCAGAGGGCAAGGGAAACAGGTGCGATATGTTCCTTTGATCATGCTTAGCAATCCAGTTAGTCTGTTAAACCCTTATTATACAGAAATGGGAATTAGTGCAAGACTCCGTGATGAAACAAAGTTTCTTAGAGGTAACGGCTTTGTTCTGGAACAGGGATTCAACGAAAGTGCTAGTAAAGCGCAAAAAGAAAGCGCATTTAACCGAGCATTTTCTGGAAATGAATATGTCGCATATAGTAGTGAGTGTGTATATCTAAATGATAACAAGACTTTTATTGAAAAACCTGTTGGTAAAAGTGAATATATTTGCACTCTTAGATATAAAGGCACTGATTATGCAATCCGTGAATTTGCTGAAACTGGTGTTATTTACTGTGATGATAAAGCTGACAGCACATACCCCACAAGAATCAGTATTACAACAGAAGACCATAATATAAATTTTGTTATGCTTAGAAAGAATGATTATTTGCTTTTAAATATGAGATACTACTTTGAAAAAGGGTGTTTCAGATTTAAAGATTTACGATGTAAAGAAGCTGTTTTATCAGCTTTATCATATTAACTTGATACGGTATCAACCAACGTGCATATCACTGTTAGTTCTGGATAGCACACTTGAAATTATAGTGCCAGACTATTTTCTATCATGCTAGTAGGCTTTGATTATCTCGTTGGATATTGATATAAAAATAGAGTAGGTGTAGATCATTGATCTCCCTACTCTATTATTTTTAATTAACTAATAGAGCCGTTTTCTAAATTGTATAAATTTGTTATAGCAGATGATATTTGTATTAGCTTAATTTCTTCACTTTTACAGTAACCAATTATTGTAATTAATTCATTATCATTATTATAAAAGTAAATTTTATTTTCCTTAATACAATAATATCCAATCGGTGAGTTATTATAATCTAAAATTTTATTGCTAATTACCCCCAATTCTAAAACTTTGCATACATTAAAAATCATTTCTTCATTAGTACAAACTGGTTTATTCATTATACATACCTCATTCACATATTCATCTACGTTCATATTTTTATTATCAGTAAATACATATGCTTTATTATAATATATAGATTCTGCTACATCTACTATTTCTGTACAATTATAATTTAGCATATAATTGTTAAAATCTTCTCTTTTACATTTTTGTTTTCTTAAAATACCATCAACGTAAAGATCAAAAGTGTCATTAGTAAACTGATTGCTTATAATAAGTATATCCTTTAATCTTACCATATTATTTCACCTCATTTCATATGTTGTATCTACAAGTAATATCCCACCTCGTATACGCACAGGACGTAACTTATCTGGTACGCATAAACCAACTTTAAAATCAGAATAGTCTCTGACTATTGGTTGTTCATTTTCATCAAATAAGAACATTTTTTCATCTTCCGTCCATTCTTTATGATTATCCGTACTTTTATCTGTGTAACCAGAAATAACTTGCTTACCTGTCATTGATAAAGCAAATAAGTTTTTACATTTATCTGGCATACCTGCGCACTTAATATTGTGATAAGGTTCTTCTATTGGCTCTAAATCTTCTTTTACAACATGTTCTATATAAGTCTTCTGCCTAGTAAAAATTGCTTTATCCCAGCAGCTTTCAAGTTTCCAACAGCAAAAGTTTTTATCGTGTACTTTTATTCCTGTTATTTCTTCTGGTTCTAAATCACAATGAATGCTGTCTGTATCTGCATATATAAATCCTCGCTTATCCTTACCATAGTAATTTTTCTGAGCCGCTCTAATTGTAAAATTTCTAGCATAACTTGTAATAGCAGAACCACAAGCAATATATCCTGCTTCTTTTTCATGCTCTGTTACTGGTATAAAACCTATTGATTTATCCTCTTTAACATAAGCAATCTTAAAAGAAGAGTCTGTGCTACTAGCCAGCTTTCCATATAAGTTATTCAAAAATAGTTTTGCTAACTCTCTTTTTGCTCCTTTTGATTCTATTTTTATTTTTTTATACTTATCTATATACTCGTCAAATATGCCAACTTGTGAATAAAAATAGCAACCGTCTAATATCTCAAAATCAACCAATTCATAATGTTCAATTAATAAATAATAGTCAGTCATTGTTAAGGTTAATTCTATTATATTAGGCACTACTGACCCATCTTCCTCTATTCTGTAAGGGCAATATTTTCCACTTTCTTTATCATATACGTCTGATGTTTCCAATGCTTCTGTTCCCTTATACAAAAAATTTCCTTTTATCTGTATAAATGGTAACTTATCTTTTTTAATGTAGAATCTGGTTCTTATTCTAATAAAAAAATATTTATCTTCTTCTAAAGCTTTATCTGGTATATAGTTTCCAACCCAAAATGTCGGAAAAAATATTGGGTATCTGTTACCAGATTCTGACGACATCATGCTAGGGTATAGTGAATTAACGTCAGCAGTTGTACCGTTATTGTATATTTTATTCTCTTTTCCTTTTACTAAATAGCACCAACCGCCTTTATACGATCTTCTTATCCATTCGCCAGCGTTATCAACGCCATGAACTTTTTCGTCTATTTTTATATCGTATAAGTCTGGAAACATTTCTTCATAGTCATAAACTGAATTTACAGAATGATTGCATATATTTCTGTATTCAGCTAAACAACATGATCCTATTGTTAACTTATTATGTCCCTCGTTAAACATAATTTCTAATGCTTCCTTTACTACAAGAACATCATTTGCAATATACTTCTTTTCTTCTGGTGTAATCTCGCACCCTGCATAACGAAATCCCTCGTATTCCATGTCAAGTTTTTTGTGCTTTGTTCCAAAAGATTCTCCAATACGCTTTACAGAAAATGGTAGTAATTTTAAAGAGTCTCTAATCTCTATAAATTTACCGTCTACTTTTATAACGATAGAATACCATTGCCCCTTATCAGAAACACTGATTCTAAATTCTCCATTTGACATGTACTTTTTATCTTTCCATTTTACATCAGTTTCTTTTTCACCTGTTTTTTCTAACGCTTGTTTAAAATTTTTGTCAACCATTAAATATGACAACCAAAATGAACCGTCAAATTTAAGGTTGTGATAGTAAGCTATTATGTTCGTTTTTAATGATTTAAAATACTCAAACTGTTCGTCAATAGAATGAAATATTTTAACATCATCTGTATATAATTCTACGGAAGCGGATGCCCAAACTTCTGTACTTACCTGTCCTTTATACACTGTTGTTTCAAAATCACACATAAAATATCTATTTTCTCTAGGTCTCATAAGCCACTCAATGTATTGTCTTAGATACATCATACACCCTCCCAGTTTTCTTCTATTTCACTTTCTTCAGCTAGATCTTTTCTTTCTTTTAATGTTAATGTTTTATTCGATATAGCATCAGCGAGTTCTTGAGAAGCAGCATTAATCGCTTCAGCTGCACTTCCATACATCACATAATCAAGTACCACTTTCCACTCTAAATATGATCTTATTCTATATCCTACTTTTGACTTACCAACGTCAGCTACTTCTTTCTGTGTTATTATTTGTAAAGTCGCTCTTTCCCTTAACGACGCTTTATAAGCCTCATATGATCTATATCCATACATCCCAATTTCTGTAATTGGTCTTGATAACTTTGATATATACTCCTCATATGTGTTGTCAAAAATAACTTCCCCTGTGTCTGGTATATGGTCATATGATTCTGGTTCGGGTATTACAATGTTTGACTTTGGTGGGAATACTGTCTTTGCTGTTGATGTAAAAAATCTTTGCTCTGCTAATCTATTTGCTTTTCTAGTTTGCTGTGCTTTCTTTGCTCGTTTTAATCGTTCTGCTTTTCTTCCCTCTAGTCCTGTAACAATTTCTCCGTATGTTGCTTCTCCGCCATACAATGCTTTTCTATATAGGGTATCTGGTTTTAATTTCTTCAACCGTGCTACACTACTTTTTGTGATACGCTTTGGTATTTTAGGTAATATGTTTTCGTCAAAAACATATCCACGTTTTTCTGCTCTCTTTATAAACCTTTGTATGCGATTTCTTTCTTTTTTATATTCCTGTTGAATTTCTGATTTTTTCTTTGCCATGTTTTACACCTCACCTTTTAATATGTTTCACGTGAAACATTTAGATCAAAAAAAGGAAGCGCTAAAGCTTCCCTTTTTCATGTATTTCTTAAAGAGAATTAATATCCAATGTACAATTGATATAATCTCTGCCAGCTTTTGTTTTACCAGAAATTTTAATAATTGAAAACGGTTTACCGTTCATAATATTCTGAATATCTTTCATTGATCTTTTAAAGGTTGATGACTGTCCACAGTATACCTCTTTCTCTGGTGTGATAATTGAAATAATTTCTACTGCTTCCCCTGTGGATTCTTTAATGTCTTCAAAGATCATTACACCGTTTACTTTGATTGATGTACCGTCTTCCACGTCTTTCAGTCCTTTAATGGACGGTGCAATTGTCATAAGATACTGTTCTACCTCTGTAAAGTCTCTTGATGTTTCTTTAATTTTAATCATGTTTTAAATCTCCTTTTTACATTATTTTATTCTTCTGTTTCTGCTTCTGTTTTCTGTTTTCTCGGTGGCATTACTTTAGCGTTCATAATGAATACCTGTTCTGGCATTCCGTAAAGAGTTTCAACAACTTCTTTGTCTACGACGTGTACAGCTTTGATTGTATCTGTCTCAATCAGCGGTTTTACTGCTTTAAGCAAAGCTTCATCGTCTTTATAGGTTCTTGCCACTTCTACCGTTTCGTTAAACGGTTCCCCTGCTTCAATGTCTAAACACATGACATTGGCTTTTGTTGATGTGATCGTTCTTGTGATCATAATTTCTCTTGCCATTTTCTGATACTCCTTTTCGTTATTTTTTGTTGTGTATTTGTATAATGTTTCACGTGAAACATTAAAAGTGTAATCTGGAATCGAACCAGAAGTGGCATCAGCAAAACAGGAGGGACAATGAGGGTTCATGAGTCTGAGTCATGCCACTATATCCAATATTTACACTAAGGTGTAGGCGGTAAGATTGAGTTACCGCCAATGGCAATGTAATAAATAGATTGGTTTGTGTAATTCTTTATTACATTTATAATTATAGCATATTTATACGAATATGTCAATTATAATTGTAAAAATAGTATGATAAAATGTGCTGTTGGTAAGTCTTAACTAACTCATATGATAGTTGACTAATTTTTACGTTGTCCAAAAGTTTAGATTGTACGTTTCGGATTTCGTAGTGAAATGGGTGAATAGGGTCGGAGTTGATGTGGACGCGGAGTGTGTCGTATTGATCTATGTTTACCCACACTTTTGAGTGTTTTAACTTTGATCGTAAAAATGTTGATATCTGTGTTTCAATTAATTTTTTATAAGTCATTTTTAATACCTCTCTTTTAAGTATTTGTGATATAAGTACCCACAAGCAAAGCCATAAATTAATAATGTTATTTCATGCATTATTATCCCTCCTTACGCTAACGGAAACGGCGCCGAATACTTTATTAACATATCAATTCTAATAATTAACTCGTTAATAGGTAAATTTAAAAATTCAGATTTAATAACAGTTATACACCCAAATAAGCCATATTTAACACCTATTGCATTTTCAATTGGAATACTTGATTTATATGTGATGCTAACTAATTCATTAAATAGTTTTAATGTAACTACACCTTTTTCTGTGCTAAAGAATGTTTCAAACCCTACTTCATTGTTTATAATATGGTTTTTCATTTGTTGAATACATTCAATCTCAGTATTTTTCTTCATTTTTGTCACTCCTTTCTTTATTTTTTGACCCATAGATCAATAGGTAATTCGGGACTCGAACCCGATTGAAAGCCGTTTCTTTTTACCTGCCGATGTTTCACGTGAAACATTTTTATAATAGAAATTATTGTAATTCGTTAAAATCTCTATATCCTGTAATACAATACAAAATATCTTCTAACGTTTCATGGTTAAACCCGTTTATATCGGTTACAACCTGCAAAGTCTGTTCTTCTACACCAATTTCTAAAAGTTTATCCCATTTTTCCTCTAAAGTAATTTCTTGTTGTTTCATTTTTATTTCCTCACTTTTCTTTATTTTATTTTGACCAATAGGTCAAAAGGTAACTCGGGACTCGAACCCGAATGAAAGCCATTTCTTTTTACCTGCCGATGTTTCGCGTGAAACATTATAGTGTCAAGAAATAAATTTTATCCACTAGTGTTTCTTTGCGAAGCCATTCATAACTGTCAGACCATTTTCCGTTACTAAAAATTCTTTATCAACATTCTCAGTGCCTTAATTATTTTTTAATTATATCGTCTACTTTGACCACTTCTTCCCCTATTTTTTCTCTCTGAATGTCTTCATAAATTTCAATTGAAATACCAATAACTTCAACAAGAACATCCGCTGAAATTCTTTTGGCTAAATATGCTGCACAAGCCCTTTTCTTAATCTCGTCTAAATACTTTTCTGGTGATATCATAATTTCTTTCATTGTTCTTTCTCCTTTTCTTGTTTATCTCTTTGTTTATACTTATATTATATAGGATAACCATTGTTTTGTCAATAGTTTTACCAATAGTTTATTTTTTAACAAAGTTATAATATGTAATCAAATTAATAGCACAGGTTAAACGTTCAAATGGGAAACTGTGCAAGGGGGGTTCGAGTTAACCACCCC